AGGACGGCGTGCAGGGAGGGGCGACCCTTTGGAAGCTGACACAGGCTATCACGGCACACGCACGGGAACTTTCGCCTGAAAGAAGCCGTGAATTACACGAATTGTCGGGGCAACTCCTTAACCGTGTGAAAGTAACCGCATAACATAACAATCGCCCGGCAGACAGCCGCAAACAGGCTCTGCCGGGCTTTAATCATCAATACGACTATGGCACAGGAATTTGAATTTGAAGAGAACCAAAACAATTACGGCGTACTTGACTACAAACACGCCCACACGCTGAAACGGTACAAGGAGCTATGCGACGAGCGATGCAAGGTCGATGTCGCCAAGTACGACTGTTTCTTCGCTTTCTCCAACAGGCAATTTGCCGACGGGCTGAAAACCATACGCCCGTTACAGGAGGGCGAGAAACTCGTATCAATAGGGGCAGGCGGATATGGAACAAAAGATGGGGCAAAACGCCTGTTTGAGTTCTATGACGCTATCAACGACAAAATTCGTTCCGAATGCAACCCACAGGAGGTTTACGTCTATGAGTACAACGACCATGAGTGCTGTTTGGATTGGGACGGGGACTTGAACGCTATCCGAATAATATCCGTCATTTGGGGCGATGATGTAGCCCGGACAATCAAGCGCAAGAACGCCTGTTATCCGATTGAGAGTATTTTCAAGTAGTTATCGCTGACGATAATTCAGTTATCGCTGCGATATGATTTTTTTAGATGCTGTTTTTATATGAAATCAGGGAAAATCTACCAAAAACCGGGTAAAAAGTTGGCAAAAGTCCGACCACCCTAAAATCCGTTATCGCTTCCGATAATCATCTTTATATGTGGTTATCGTTAGCGATAATTATTCAGAAACCGTGTTATCGCAGGTATAACCCCAAAATTAAGGCGTTTTCACGGCGAAAGTACACATAGTATAGTAAAAGAAAATAGAGTACAGTAAAATAGAGATAATCCTATATCAGGATTATAGAAAAAAAAGACTACTAACGTAGTCTAAAAAAAGACCCTTACGGGTCAGGCGACCACGCCTCCAATCTTTGGACGGGAAATAACGCCTGACATACGTGTGGGGGCGAAAAACAGAAAAGACAATGGCAAAGAAACAGTACAAAATCAGAGCGAGGCTCGTGTTCAACGGGCAGGTCATAGTGGCGGCGCACAGCCGACAGGAGGCAGAGGCGATAGCGGAGAAAGGTATCGCCGGGCAACTCGGCAAGGTCGAGGTTCAGCCGACAGAGGAGGAACGCATACAGGATTGGGATTTCTCAATCAAGGGCGAAACAGTTATCAACCGAAAACAGGAGGGAGGCGACTGATGGGCTGCAAGGATTGGTTTTACCGGGTCGAGTTCAAAGAGCCTCCCATAGAGGGCGACGACCGGACGGCGTTCAACTTTTCGAGCCTTGCCGCCATCTATGAACAGTTCACGCCGGAACAGGTCGGGTGCAAGGTCTCCCGGCTGTGGAACATCGGAGTATCGGACGGCGTTCCATACAGGGGGCGCAAGTGTACGATAACCGTCGAACATATCCGCCGGAAGAAACAAAGCAAAGCCCCGACAACGGGCGATAATCCGACGGACAATAAGTTACACGATTGCGAAAAGTAAAGCCGAAATACGGCGAATTTGAGGAAAATAACTAAGTTTGTAGGCGATATGAAAAAGATACCGAAAATAGTTTTGGACGAAGCCGAAAGGCAGGGTCTTGACAGAATGGCTGCATACCTGTGCGATGTTGACGGTCGTGCGATATACAGCTTGGGCGTGGAGAGTAGGGAGCGTTGGTTTCCATGCCCACCCGACGCTCCCGTGTTGGTTTCGCTGAAAGACGGCGTGATAAAGCCTTTCGACGACTTCGCTTCAATCTACGGACTTCTTAAAACGACTTGAAAATACGGGGTTTATCAACTTGTCGTCAATGCGCAAAATGCCGATAATGTTGTGTTTCATTTCGTTGATGTCATCATAGAAATCCATCGCACCTCCACGGCGACCTGATTGTGGGTCAAACCATAACAGGTTGCCGTCTTTTTGTCGTTCGAGGATAAAAACATGGGCGTCGCCCTTTTTCCATGCGCAGTAAATCTCGTAACGACCTTGTGCGGCTGTCTTATCCTCGATGAATTTCAGTTTGGCAAACCCGGTGTCCTTTATCCCTGCCGACAATTCATAGTCAGCCCTCTTGCCGTCCGCTGTCAGGAAGCGGTCTGTCCAATTCACTTTTTTGCTCACGCAGAATCGGCTGAAACTCCGATATTTCTTGTAACCTTTCAATACTGGGTTTGGCGTTGCTTGCAGGTCGAACCCCCGGCGGCGAAGCTCGTAGGTCATGGTGCAGGTTTGGCAGTTGTGGTGGTAGCCTAAAGCCTCTGCATCAGCGAGCGAATAATTCGGGTTGCACTTGCTGCCGTCGGCTTCCGTGAAGTTCATTATCTTGCCTTGCAGGACAGGCAGCACCGAAGCCAATTCCCGGTTGTTCTGCGCTATGGCGGCAGAGAACCCGGCGTGCTTCTTGTTGTATGCCAAAGCCTCCGCATATTCCTCGTGGGTGTCGTATGGCATTCTCATCGCATATAGCTTTGCGTAGCCTTTGGGCAGGTATTTCGGGTTGTCCTTGATGAAGTACGGCACGGAATAGCTGCGCTTCGCACGATCCTCGTTGTCTTTGAGCCATTGCTTGAAACCGCCCGGCACATCTTCGACACGGTTCACGCTCTTGCCGTCGAGCGGCTCTCCGTCCAATATGCGCCGTGTGTCCTCGGCTATTTCCTCGTCCGTTTTCAGTATCGTCACAGCCCGGCAGCGGCAGTGCGGGTGCCAGCCTGTAAACTTGAAGTCCTTTGGGTAACGCCCTTTCAACTTGTCGCAGATGTCGGTAAAAGGCACGCCGTTGAGCGTGTGGTTGTTCGACAGTTTGATTTCAATGCCGACAACGAAGTCAAGCTGCTGCCAACGCTCATAGTCGGCTGTCATATAGGCGATGTTGGTTTCCGTGGCGGCAAGCCTCCGTGCGTTCTTGTACGAGCTTCTGTACACGCCCTGTCCGGGGTGGAACGCCGCCGCACGTTTCGACAGCTGCAGCTCCCCGTGTTCGTCCCTGACACGCCGGAAGAGTTTGTCGGGATATTTCAGGTATTGCCGGAGTTCCTGTGACATATCGTCCGCCGACAGCCCGTTACGTATGCCGACATCCAAGCCGAGTTCGATTTCAGCCTTGAACTGCTCGGTGTACCGCCACACCCTGTCGGAGAGGTTCAGCCCGTTGACCTTGCGCTTCTCGAGAGCCTCCCGTGCGCTGTCGTTCGTGCTGAAATAACGGCGGTACTGCGCCTGTGACAGCTTGCCGACGTTATCCCCGAACACCTGCCGGGCGAGTTCGCTGTTCTTGTTGTTGGCGAGCGTCCATTCGGACTTTATGCCGTTAAGAATAATCGACGACAAGCCGTCTTGGAGCTTCTGTAACAGCTTTTCGACCCGTTTCCTTATTGCAGGGTAGTCGTCAAAAGAAAACAGCGTGTCGGGCTTAATATCGGGCAAAGACACGCCTATCGCCACAGCCTGTGTAATGACTTGACGATAGAGCCTGTCTATTTCCCGGTCGTATGCCGACTGGTTGCTCAGGTGTTGTCGGTCGTACTTATTCGTTGCCATTGTCTGCGTCCTCCCGTTTCAAGAAATGTTCGCATTGTGGGTCGGATAGGAAACGGCAGTATTTTCCCTCTTTGTAGAATGGGCAATGACACAGAATGAAATGCCCGTCAAGAGCCTTGCTGCACCAGTCGTAGCTGTGTTTGCAGTGGCGGCACTCATATTGGGGCTTATCCTGCTGCCGTTTTCCTCTCGGTGTTGTCATTCTCCGTGCCATAGCCT